TTGGTAATTATTCCAATAATTTAACCCATTTAATTTACTAAAATTTTCCGCAAAATAATCCATCATTACTGAAAATTTAGAATCTCTATTATAAGGATTATTTAAATCTGCCATTACCGCTGTTCTTTGTCCTAATATATTTTCTTTATATTGTCCCGTCAATCCTGCATCTTTTGCTGATAATTTAACTGCTTTTACATTAGTAATTAATGTTTTTAATCCTTTGCCAAATACTCTATTTAAACCATGTACTGTATTATGTCTTGTTATGTCTGCGATAGAAGAAAAAACTACTCCACCTAGTTTAGTCACGTAATTAAGAGTTCTTACAGCTTGTGTCCCTTTTGTAAAAATACCATCTGGATCACTACTTCTATATTGCCCTCTCAATACATCTCGCAAAGTTTCTATTGTTTTAATATCTTCCTTTTCTTGTTTATTTAATTTTTGTAATTCTTTTTCAGTTTTTGCTTTTTTTCTTAATTCTGTGTATTCTTCGTTTATTTCTCTTATTTGTGTTTCTAAATTTACATCTCCAAATCTTCTTTTAATTTCTACATCTGTTGCTAATGTTCTTGTGTAAGATTTAGCAATTCTTGTAATATCAGTATCAAGAAATGGTCTTAACTCCTCATCTGTTACAAATGTTAATACTCTTTCTTTTGCTGGTCCTCTAACTCCAATAGCTATATCATAAGGCATACTCGCACCCCCTTTTCTTTCTACTCCCCTTATTTTATCATAAACACTATTTACAATATCATCTATAAATTCCTCCCCTGCAAAACCTGATTTAACATCTTGTAAACCTTTTTCAATTACTGATCTAAAATTTTGTAATCTTGCCAATTCTTCTGGGTCAGTTGCTTTTGCAATTTGTGAGTCAATATCTTTTAGTTTTGTATCGTCAATTTGTTTACCAAATAAAATTTGATTTTTACTTTTTTGATCTTCAAATAACTTTTCTAGTCTTTGCTTTTTTGCTTTTAATTTGAATAACTCGTGTTTTGCTATGGAGTTCGATAATTGTTTTTTTATCGTTTTTGTTGTTATTTTACTTGTAATTAAATCGGTTTTTTCAGTTTTTATATCTACTTGCTCTACACCTCCGCTTTTTCCTATTTTTTCTGCTTCAATTATTTTATCTATATCTATACCTAATTCATCTATTTCTTGTAAAAAATTATTTGCATCTTCTAATTCTAGCACTTTTTCCATATCAAATTCACTAAATCTAGAATTGCCTGCTAACTCATCGTCAATAGCTTCTAATAAGTCATTAATTTCTGGTCTCTCGATATGCTCTGGAAAATATCCGTTTTCCCACAATCTTTGAGTAGCACTATCTAAAGTAATATCTTTGTTTATTTTTTGGATTTCCCCATTTTCATTTTTAATTGTGTTTGTTGATATAGCTTGCTTCCTTAATAATCCAATGTGAGTTTTGTTTGTAATTCCCATATTAGCAAGCTCTCCTCTGTCGTCATAAACTCCTCCATTTTGTCTTAGATATTGCAGTATTGATTTTGGTTTTACTGTTCTTAAAGTTTTTTTAGCTTCTTTGTAAAATTTTAAATAATTTAGTAATTCATCATCTGTAAAATTTTTTTTTGCTCCCTTTCTCGCTTCTTGCAATTTTGCTTTTTTAGTCTTGGATATTTTATCTTCTATTTCTGCTATTCTTATGTTTATTTCTCCTACTTGACTAATAATAGCTTCTTCTTTTTTTCTAAGTTTACCTTGTAACTGTGGGATTAATCTTTCTTTTGCACCTTTTCTGATCAGATTTTTAAAATCCTTTTCTTGTGAGATAATTTTTTCTGTGTTGTATTTTCTCATTAAATAAGAGGTTGCTGTTTCAACCTTAACATCTCTTGGCAATAAACCTTGCTCAATAGCTTCTTCTTTTAATGGGTCAAATACTTCTTTTCTAAAAAGCCTTGCTGTTGCTTCTACTTCTGGAATATCTGATTTATCACCTCTAATCATCGCTAGAGACACTTCATCATAAAACTTATCTATACCTATGTTAAAAAATCTTTTCCCCCCACCTACTCCTTTTTGCTTTGCATACTGTTTATAATTATTTATTGCACCCTCGATTGCTGTTCCTAACCCTGCGTCATATTTTTTTATCGCTATTTCTGCCGAAGCATCCGTTCTTATGCCCTCTTCGTTTTTTGTTAAAAATACATTGTTTCTAACTAACTTAGGTAATGTTTTTCTTGCTTTTAAAGATGGAGAATTTTCAAATGTTCTCAATACTGGATTTATAAAAGCTGTTGATTTAACTAATCCTTTTGTTCCTACACCTCCTGCAATAGTTTCTTGCTCTAAAGTGGTTTCTCTTTCCTGCATAGTTAAAGGTACAAAATCATCATCTGACTTTTGCAAGTCTTTTTCTAGTCTCTGACTTAATTCTTCAAATTCTGTTTTAGAAAACTTTCCTGCCAATCCACCTACAAGACCACCTAATACAACACCACCAGCAACATTAATAACTGATTCCTCCATTGTTCTAGTTTCTTGTTGTGATTGCAATATTGTTTCGGTTGCCGCTTCACTTATAGCTCCAATTTCTGCACCTCTAATTGCTCCTTTTAATGTTTTACCAGTTTTAAATGTTTTATAAGCTGTACCACCAATAGGAATTAAATTGATAGGATCTAATACCCCTCCTGCTATTGCTCCAACAGTGCCCCATACTGGATCGTTATTTTCTCGTAATTCTAATTCTCTATCTATTTTGGTGGATATATTATTAAATTGTGCATCATTATAAACTTTACCTATAAAGCTATCTGCGTATGGCTCATATTTAGTTCCTATTATTTTGCCCCCTATATCATAATTTATATCTTCTTCTTGATCTTCTATGTTATTTGATAAGGCATTATTTAATGTTGAGGTAATAGTATTTTGTAAAACAAATTCATCTTTAAAAGATTGCAAAGCACCCTTTTTAGGCTTTTCTTGTTTTATAGGCTGATTAATTATCTTTGGTTTTTTCTGTTGTTGTTGCTGTAAGAATTCAATATCTTTAAAATAACTCATCTATATTGTATGTGTAATTTTTGAAGTCTTTTTCTATTCTCTTCTCTTTGTTTTTTATTAGCTCTATCTTGTTTTATAAATTCTTTCTTACTCAATTCATTTAAAGATTCTCTTGTTTCTTTTGGCACTTCCTTGTATCTTTCTGTTTTTGTAATATCAGGAGTCCAAACTACTGGATTATTGCTTTCATCTCTAATATTATCTATTTTACCAAATTCATCTTCTATAAGTAAATTATAATTAGGCTTATTTGTGTTCAAGCTATCTGGTATTATAACCGCTCTAATATTATCTTTTATTACTGATTTATCTGATAAATATTTTCCTGCAAGATTTCTTGCTTGTTGCCTTAGCTCTTTACTTGTCATATTGGGATATTCTGCTTCTGGTGCAAACTTCTGGTATCTTTCGCCACCTATATTTGTAATAGCCCATCTTGATTTTACTTTTTCTGTTGCAAGCTCTATTGCATCATCTATATCTGAACCATTATTAATATAATAATCTTTTGCTATTGTTAAAACATCAAAGGACATTTCTTTTGGTGTTTCTGCTTCAAAAAATATTCCTGACTTATCTTTTATTTCATCAGTTATATCATTTATTGTTTCAATAAATTTTTTCCCCTTTTTTGAATAATCTAACTCAAATTCTTGCTGTCTTATTATCTTATTTTTGTCTTTGTTTTTATTTATTTCATCTTCTGCAAATTTAACAACTTCCTCACTACTTAAACCTACATTTATCCTACTTTCAATAGCTTGTGCAAGTGCTTTAGTTTTATCATCAAATTGACGGTCTAAGGTTGGATTTTCTCTAATTAAATTTATTATTTCGTTTGCTGATTCAATTTTTCTATCTGGATTACCTACAAATAACATTGAATTTAAACCTTTTTTATATACATCTGGCACTATGCCAGTATTTACAGAAATATCTCTTGCTAAACCTTCTGGATCATCTGTTAATTCTCTGTATTTTTCAAAGCCTTTATTTATTACTTTTCTATCATTTTTATCTGTCGAATCAAGAAGTAGATTTCCTTGTGTGGCATTTATAAAGGTTGCTTCTTGCAAGGCTTCCTGCTCTCTTTCTTTTCTTATAGTTTTAAAATCTTTTTCTAGCCTTTCAATGTCTTTCATATCCACTATACCAGCATTTAAGGCTGTGGCTTGTAGGGTTTGTAATTCATTAGCTATACTTGCTAATTCTTCTGGTGATTGTGTATTTTCAAAATCATTTCTTAAATCTGATACAGAACCGTAAAATTGATTTTCTCCGTAAGTTTTTCTTTTTCTGGATAAATCTTTATCAACATTAAATTCTAAATCTACTAAACTTGATTGGCTTTCTCTTTCTATTAATGCTTGAACCTGCTTATTATCTCCGAATTGTTGTTTTAATTCATCGGTAAACAGTTTTCTTCTATCTAATATATCTTGCTTGCTCTTAGTAATTACATCTTGATTTGCTCCTGCTTCACTTAAAGCGATCTTTTCTTGATTGTCAAATCGTCTTAATTGGTTTTTATATTGTAAAACTTGACTTGCATTAAACGCTTCTTGATCTCGCTGTTCTTGGATCATAGCTTGTTGTCCTATTCCTGCTATTGCTGAACCTAATTGAGTAATACCTTGAGCAATAAACCGCTCACCTGTATCTACTGGTTGTCTGACCGTAGGTGTTACCTGTTGTGGTCTTGCTTGTACTCCTGGACTTGTTGGAATTTTCACCATTATCTATCTGCTTTAAAAGCACCCACTTTCGATGCTCCTTGTAAACCTGTGTCAAACGCACCAAATATTGACCCTATCAAAGCATTTCTTCCTGCTCTTCTAGTATCTTTAGCTTCTTGCCCTAATTGACCAGCTCCAAATTCTAATGCTCTTGCTCTACTTTCTGCAAGTGTTCTTATATTCTCAATAGTCTCTTCTTTATCTCTTAAACTTTCATCTAATATGTCTAATGGTGAACCTTCTAATTTTACGCCACTTGCTGCAAAAGATAGTCTTTGGCGACCCATTAATTTATCAAATGCTCTTGATTGTTGTAATGCATCAAATTCTCCTAACTCTCTTTCTAGTTGTGCTTGCTCTCTTTGGAAAGCCGCTTGTTGTTGTAAGGCTCTAGCTTGGCGTTTAGATTGTTTTTTAGCTTGTATGCCTCCAAATATCTGTCCGCCTCCTGCAATCGCTGTTCCTGCTATTACTGCACCTGTTGCCATATTAAAAGAATTTTACATACATATATTCATCTTTCTTGTCAAATGTTATTTTTTCTAACACTGATTCACGATGAAAACCTAACTTTTCAATCCAATTCACAAAATCATCTGTAATTGTAGTTTGTATTCTATGAAGATTCATTTTTTTAGAATATTCATTTAATAGTTTGTTAATCTCAATATAAAAGCCTTTAGGGTATTTATCAACATAAACACTAGGAATTACCCAACAATGCCCCACTCCTTGCCTAACCCACTTTATACCGCAAGCAAATATTATCTTATCATCTATGATATAAGTTTTAGCTTCGTCACAGTCTAAAGGATAAACTTCTTCTTTTAAAACATCTAAACTAGGATAATCTATTTTGGTATTTATTAAGTCTATATGTGCGATGTTAAACTTTTTATTTATCATTTATAGTTACTTTATAAGTTATACTTTTAATTGTCATAGGTTGTGGTTCATCTTGGATAATTTCAATTTGACCCAACTTATCCCAACCTGTGGCAACTTTTATTTCTTGATCTCCGTTAAATAAAGGAGGTGCTTCATTCATATTGTTATTTAGACTCCTAGCAGGAATAATAACTTCATTACCTGCCCCATCAATTATTTTCCCTCCTAACGTATCTGCAAATCTAACTACTATCTCGTGAATTCTTTTGTCTTTATGTTGTGATGTTCCTATCATGCCACTTAAAGCTAAGGATTCAATAGGCATATTCTTTTGCTTAGAAGAATAAGGCAATCCAATATGGATAATTGATCCTGCACTATCAATTTCTACTTCTCCACCACTAACAATTTTACTTGGTACTGTTGCACCATCTGAATTAATAGCTACTGTTTCGCCCTCTAAATGTTCTGATCCAGTTATATTTTTAATAGCAATAGCCCATTCATTAGGTAGTAATGTTGCACTAGAGAAAGTTTCTATTATGCTGACAGTTACATTTTGAGAGTCTGTAAACCCTGTTATTTTTGCTCTGCCTTTACCTATTAATTGGTGAATTTCTTTTCCTATATCGCCAGATTGGAAAGTAGAAGAATCTGCTGTAAATGTATTTCCTGATATAGTTATTGTACTTGATTGTGTGCCATTATAACTAAGTCCAGAATCAACATAGAAACGATTTAAATTATCTACTTTATAATTAGGCTCTTGCACTTCTACAAACCTTTTAACTACTCCATTTATAGTTCGTTTTACTATTGCGTAAATTTCATCATTATCTTCTGCATCACTTACTATTGCCACTGATTCAAAGTTTCCTTGTGTAACATATCTTGACCATGCCTGTACTTCTTGATCTTGTTCTAGTGTTAATCTTGCGATTTGTCCGTCTGTTCTTACTGTCCATAATGAAGATAGTGGAATTTGCTGATATTCAAAAGAGGTAATGCCCCCATCTGTTATATGGTCAGAATCAACAGTAATATCTATTGCCTTGTATTTATCACTATCAATATCAAAAGTAATTAATCTTGCTGTTTTATTGTTCTTCTGCATATAAATAGGAGATTGTCCTACTAATTCAGGTTGAATGTTGGAGCAACCATAAGATATTTGCCTTTTTGCATCTATATCATCTGGTGCTAAGGCGGGGCTATTTCTTGAGCTTATAATTCTAAATATTGAGCTAGCAGTACCTACAAATAGAGCTTGATCAGAAAATAACCACCTTATCGGATCTCCTCTTTGTGATGCGATTGTTATCACAAAAGGGTCATCGGCATTCGTTCCTACTTCAAAATTTTCATAATCTGCATTGGATTTAGAAAACCAAACCCTTTGGGGTGCGTTTACACTGCCTGCTAATACCATTCTTTGTTCGTGGAAGGTGATCGCACCTGCAAAGCCTCTAGCATTACTAAACTCACCTTCCGACCAGTTAAAGCTTGCAGTATTGTGTAGGCTTTGAGGTACATCGTTTTGAGCTACTACTGTCACTACTGTTGAGCTAGTAAACCCAGTTATTTTTACATGAGCAATATCTGTGCCACTTTTTACTTTCCATAACCCCCCTACATGATTAGAAGTAAAAGGTGTATGGCCACCTGATGCTGTTAAGGTTAATGTTGCACCTTCTGACCATCCGTTACCTGTCAATCTTACTTCGTCTGTTGATATTATATTCTCGTCTATATATGGACCTCTTACTAAATCTACTGGATTTAATGTAAAGTTATTAGATGCTACCCTAATTAATTTTTGAATAGGGTGGTTTGGATGTACCATGTAAATTACATCACTATCTTGTACAAACTTAATATCAAATAGTTCTGATTCTAAATAAGGATTGGATATTTCTAATATATTTGAACCACTATCTAAAACTTGCCCTTGAGCAGAGAAGAAGCGTAAATAACCTGCTCCTAATTCGATTGTGTAAGTTTGCACTGTGCTAAATTCAAAGGGAATGAGTCTAGTTCTTTTAGTTGAGTCTTTTACTTCCGCTAGAAATCTAAAACCTTTTCTACGAAATATTGGTCCTTGTGTTAATACTACCCAATTCTCAAGAGTTTCTGAACCATTAAAATACCTCTGAAATTGCGTTCTTGAGTTTATTAATGTGCTTAACTCTCCTGCTGTAAAGTTTGTTCTTATCTCCGAAGCTCTAGGCATTATGAAAAAGTTATACCATTAATATTATTGCCAAAATTAAAGCCAGTCACCCTTGAAGCACTAAAAGAACTAGAAGTGTCTGCTATATCATTATCCTCTTGGTTGTCTCTTTCTCTCGCTAGAGATAATGTTTCTATAAAATCTTGTTTAATTCTAGCTGTTCTAGTTTCATCAGAAGTCAAAGAGTAAGCTATCTCATAAGCTAATTTTGAAGAAAAAGCCTCTATGAATAAAGAATCATATTTATTAGGGTCTGTTTCTTTACCAATAAATCTAATATTTACAGTTGGTTCATTTGTAACAAGGAAATTATTTTCTAGTTTAAAATCAATATCATTTTCTACCGAAAGTAATTTTATAAAGATTGGAATTGTTGGTAATATAAATCTGTTTGTATATTGAAACACAGGAGTGCCAGATGCATCTAAATTTAATGATTGACGGAATATGGCAAAGTTCCAGTTGTGCATTCTTAGAACCTCTAAAAGAACCGTATCATAGCTTGCTTTGCATAGAGTGGCTTCTGGTGAAGTATCTGTATCAATGTTTATTAAAGCCTTAGCTCCTAATTTTCTTAATGCTTTATTACAAATAGAAGTTTTTGATACAGACATAATAAAAAAATTGAGGGGGATTTCTCCCCCTGCTTTGTTATAGGGTATATTTTACAATACCTGTTACAGTACCTGATGCAGTTCCAACTGTATTACCAGTCAAAACTATATCAACTAATTTGTGAGGGTCTTCTGTTAGTCCAGCTAACTCCCAAACCTCTTTACCAATATTAGCAATATCAATAGAACCTAATCCATCAATAGAGCCTGCCGAAGCTAAAGAAGTTGTACCAAGTAATGCATTAGCATCAATAGCTACACCCTCATCAATATCATAGAAGCCTAAGAAAAAATCTGTACCTCCTGTGATAGCATCGTTTTTAATGGTAATGTCTGTTAATACAGCATTAGAGGGGATTCTGGCGATTCGATAAGTTGAAGTGTCATCGTCAGTTGCGTTAATTTCTAGGGTATCAATAGAAGTTCTAATAATACCTTTTGAAGTTTTAGCATTTGGCATAATCAAAGTATCTTGATCTAAGCCGTCAAGGTTTATTGTTCCTTTTTTGTTTACAATAGCCATAATTTTATTTTATTTAAAGTTAATATTAAGATTCTGTGCAAGGAATACGAACGATTTTTTCGTCCTCTACTCTAGTCGCTCCAATGTCTAATTTGATATACATTGTTTTAGTGAATGATCTCTCGACATTTTCACCAACTTTCATTGTAATATCATTTGCCATTGCGAAGCCTAAAGCGTTTTCAGTATAAAGTAAAACATCTCTATCTCCATTTGAGTCAAGAAGTAATCTTTCTGATAAGATGAAGTTAATATTGTTCCATACACCGATAATGCCTTTATCTAGTACCGCACCCGCTGTAAAGTCCCTATTGATAATTTTATTATCATCTTCTAACTGTCTATGTTGTTTAGCTGTTAAAACACAATATAGCTTCTCATCTGGATCAACATCAGCCGATCTAATGATCTCACGACCATTAAGGATTCTATCAGCAGTTAAGCCAGAAGCAGGAGTTGAGACGACTTGAGAGCTAGGGAAATTAACTGCAACATTACCATCTTTACCTTCAAATGCTTTACCAGTTGCGGCAGCGATAATTACATCATCTTTCTTCCTTTTGGCAGCATTTAATAATGCTTTCATATAATCACTTTCTAAACCAGAAATGGTCGATCTAGCGGTATCGAAATCATCAATAAATAAAGAGCCGTGAAAAGGTGCTGGCGTCATCTTTCTTCTTGAATGAATAGGATCTAAATAAGGAGTTTCTGGATTTCTACCAATCTTTTCTTCTAAGTTTAAAGAACCTAGTTTATGAAAAAAGAATTCTTCTGCTTTCACAGATTCTTTTCTTCTTACTGTTCCGTCTAAACGGACATTGTTTTGTTGTACAGCCTGGATAATATCGTCCTTAAACTGTTTTACATGAATTTGATTTTGAGTATTTGACATTGTTTGAGTCTTTGAAATTAATTAAATAACATTTAAATTGCGATTATTCGCATCTCAAATTGCTACCCATCAATTTTCAAAGACTCAAGAGCTACCTCTTACTTATATGGACAATCATCTTAAAAAGAAGAAAAGCTAGAAACTATCCCTAATGATTCTGCTGACTGATCTGCATAAGCAATAGGATATAATTTTGCAAGCTCTCTTTCTTTTGTATTAGGGTCTAAATCTTTAGACATTCTAATTTCATTTATTTTAGTTAAAGCATTTTCTTTTGTCAAGGTTGTTTTTTGACTTCCTATACTTCCTTGTGTTGGTTCTGCAATCTGCTTTCCCACATTGTGCATAATTTTAGCAACTGCAAACTGCCCCTCTGGTGGAAGATTGGCAAAAGCCTCTTGATCGCTCTCTGATGCGAATCTTTGAAAAGTGTTTTCTGCTTCTTTTAGATTATGGTCATAAGCTGATCCCCATTCCTTTTTTAAACCCTCTTGCATTTCAGTAATTTTAGCATCTGATTCTGCTTGCATATTATTTAATAACTCGCTTTCTTTACCTGTAAAGGTTTCTACTAGCTGTTTAAATGCTTCTGGTTTTACTCCTAATTCAATCGCTTTCTCTTTTATAGGATTTAATAAATCATCATTAGCTTTGTAATTCTCTGGTAATTCATAAGAATAATCTTCTGGTGAAAAAGTCTCTGGCTCTTTAGGTGATCCTAGTTTCTTTTCTAGGTTTATATAGCTTTTTGCTAGTCCATTTATATCTTTAAAGTTAGATAATGATTTTGAATTTTTTATTTCTTCATCTGTTATCTGGTCAATAAAACTTGTTTCATTAACTGTTTCATTGTTTGTTTCAACTGGTGCAGTCTCTACGCTTTCTGTATTTTCTATTTGGTCGGTCATAGTAAATTAATTGTTTGTTATTTCCTCTCTAACTCTAGAAAGGATATAATTATATAATTCCCTTGCTCCATCACGAAGTAAGGAATCGGTAGTGGTATCTTCTGCCCTTTGAGAAAAGGGGGTTGTTTCTAGTATTACTCTTTGTAAGTTTTCTAAAACAATCTTTCCGTTTTCTGTTTCAAATGCTTGTTGGAATATTTTATTTAGCTGTTCTTCGGTCATATTAATTGCGATTGTTTTGCTTTACTAGCAGTATCCACCGCTTGAGCCTCTTGTTCTAATTGCTGTTGCTCTTGGGATTGTTCCTGTCGTTGCTCTCTTTCCCTTTTTACTAAAACAGGATTTTTAATTATATCTGGATCAATTCCTAAAATATCTGCTGACTTACTAACTACCTTGTCAAAATCAATATTATCTAATATCTCTGGGTTTACTTGTGCAAGATTCATAACTCCTGCTAGTAGTTTTTCAATAGATGCTGATTCGTTTAATTTTTGCGATTGAGTAATTGGATTTTGATAATTAATTTTTAGTTCTGGATTTTCTAATAACACTGACGGTATTTCTTTATCAAATAAAGTATTATCCTTGATTATGAATTGACCATCTGCATTTTGCATATAGATTTTATTAAATAGAATATCAAAAGTTCTAGTTAATATCTGCTCTGTGTAATCTACAATACCAAAAATAAAGTCGCCCATTATTCTAAATGTTTCTGCTCTTAGTTCTAAGATTTGCGTTGCTGTTGCTCTTGGATCGTCAAAGATTTTTAACTTATCTAAGAAAAATATTTCTCTTATGTTTTGTTCCTTTCTTTGGATTAAGTCTTGAGTTAGTGGAATATTACCAATGGTTAAGATTTGTTCAATAGGCGTTCTTCCTGCTGGCAGTGCCTTCGCATCTGGTCTATTTAATGCACCAGGTTTCAAGTTGATTCTTTTAGAATATGTAGCATTTACATTTAAAGGAGGGTTTAATGTTTTTTCTGTTGCTTCGTTTAATTGTCTTGACATCTGGTTTATCTGCCTACCATCTGCCAATGCTATCATACCCCTTGAAGTTCCGTAAATCTCTCCTGTTGCTTTCTCGCTTCTTCCGATAGCTACTGGCATAGAATTCCACCCTAATTCTTCAATTATAAGTTGGTGTTTTTCATCTATCCAAAAACCTGCTATTTCTTTATTTAACTTATCTATTTTGTTTTTATCTCTTTCTTCTCTTGGTAAGATGTGTAATTGTACTGGAAATTCTGTAAAGGGGTCTTTATCAAAAGCCTTTTTTACCTTTTCGTGTACATTCTCCTCTCCCCATTTCTGGATCATCTGCTTTGCAGTCATTTTATCTTTAATAACTACATAATCAACATCACCTTCATCATTTTCAGCAATTAAGAAATTCTTAATATTTAAAGTATGATATTTAATAGGTGATTTCTTACCCTCTTGAATTAATGTTGCTATTGTTCCAAATACTATATCATCTGCCACCGCTTCACTTAAAGCTCTTTCAAAACCTGTTTTGGGGTCAAACATAGTTTTCAGAATCATATCAGTAAATTCACTTATCCAGTCTTTTACTTCTTGATCTTCGTTTATATCTTCTGATTTAGCTGTTATTGATATAGGTTTGATTGATCTATTGAAGAATACACCAATAATAATTGATTTTAATTGATGAACAAAGTTAATAGGTGCGGATTCAAAAAGTCTTGTTATATTTTCTTTATCGCCTTTTGACCTATCAATAGTTATGTTAGCTTTTGTTGGTCTGAATATATCAGCCACATCTTGCCATTCCTCTTCAA